CCTCAGCCTGATTCTTGCTCTCGCGCAGTGTAGCTCTGTTCGGCAGCAATGCGATAGCATCGTTCTCGTCCAGAGCACCGGCCTCATGGGCCGCAGCGCGCAGCACACCGTTGAAGGCGAACTCTGCAGCCTGCTGGCTCAGCTGATTGGTCAGGTTGGTGATCTGACTGCGCAGATCATTAACGTCCACGCCGTCGAAGGCCGCCAGACCCTGCTGTGCAGTGGCCAGCTGCGCCTGCAGGCCCTGTACAGTGGCCTGATGGGCGGCTGCGTCCAGACCGTGCAGCCGCATCACTGCGTTGATCTGCTCTTCGGTCAGGCCCTCGATGGCTTTCAAATCCTCACGTTTCATGGTCTACCTCCCATTGGGCCTACAGCATTGTTGTCGCGCTGCTGTGCGCGGGCCCTCTGCACCTCTCTGACACCGGGTGCACGGTGTAATCTGGTGCTATCGTATCACACTCCGGCGGGCAAAAACGTTATGACTTGAGCGCTGCATACCTGAAACAAAGCATACCAAAATCCCTATAAACCCTACGCGTGCGGGCATCAAGCGCGTTCTCACGCATGTATACTCTTCTTTTCTTCTGATAAGGGTCAGGATAAGAGTTTGAGTATGTCTCTGTATGCTCTGCCCCAAAACCCGCATGAACACTCACCTTTTCGTGTCTACAAAGTTTGTATGCAACCTTTTGTTGCAACTGACAGGATTTTTGTTACAACTGTATGCAAGCAAAACGCCCCGCGCCGGGAGGTTTGTCCTCTTCAGCGCGGGGCGTTCTGTGGTGTAGCGGTCACTTCTCGTCCGGGGCGAGGATAAGCTGGGAGCCATCCGGGAGGATGAACGCCAGCCTTGCGCCGCAGAGGGCGGCAGCCTTGGCGAGGTCTTTTGCCGACCAGCTGTCCCTGCGCAGCTTGTTGCTCATGGCCTGCGGGGTGGTCATGCCGAACGCTGCGGCAAAAGTGCTTTGGTCGGTGCTGGTCAGTTCCAGCAGGGCTTTCACTCTGGATGATGTGGTCATTTTGGGTCACTCCTTCCTGCCACAAGGATATGACTTGCCGGGGCAAAAGTCAACAACAAAAAGAAATTAAAAAATAAATCAAAAACAACTTGACTTTGTTTCTGCGCAGAGGTAACATACAGCCATCGGAAGGGTTTCTGGATAAAAAATAACGGAGGAAAACGAAAAATGGCAAATCCGAACGAGATGAGCAAGACCGAGATGCGGCTGGAAATCAACGCGGCCGAAGCAGTGGTGAACAATGGCGGTACCCTTTCGCAGGAGCAGTGGGACCGCGTGTTTAAGATGCTGCAGCTGGTCAAGGAGGACTAAACCATGAAGAAGAAGGAACTGCGCGGCCATCTGGGGATGCTGGCGTTCAGTATGGACTCTCAGTGGTGCGTCATGCACCGGGAGGACCTGCCGGAGCCGACCCGGGTGTGCGCCGAGGGTCAGTACCAAGGGATGATCTTCACCCTCACCGTTCTGGGCGGCGACTGGGTACGGGATGCCAAGGGCAAGCACCGGGTGTTTCTGATGGGCGAATCCAGCCGTGACACCGACGAGTACACCAACAAGGAGGACTGAACCATGCGTGATCTGAGCATCGAAGAGATCAAGACCGCCGCCGATCCGGTGGCTGCCTGCAAGGAGCAGATTCGCCGCTGGAAGATTTCTTATTCCCGCTACTGCGGCTCCCGCCGCGGCGGTCTGTATTATGAGGATCATATCGCAGCACTGGAAAAGTTGCTGCACGAGCTGAAGGAGGACTGAACCATGAAATTCTATTACAAAGGCCAGCTGGTGCGCACCAGCAAGACACATGCCTACAACTGGGCAATCCTCGAAGAGAAGGACGACGGCACCTTGAAGGTCTACGGCTGCCGGGCTGAACGGGCAGCAGCTGACACCGAACTGACGCAGGTCATTCGCAGGGGACACCCCTATGCGAGGGTCGTCCCTCTGGACACCGAGCCGAACCCTCCGGCGCTGACCTTCGACCAGTTCATGGCTCTGGCCCGCGAGAACTACGGTAAGGGCGGCGACGGCTACGTCGAGTGCTGGGACGACCGTACCTTCGCCTATTTCGTGAAAGAGTTCGGGCCGATCACGAGGGCCAGCGCGCTGGATGCTTTTGCGCAGGCGCTGGATCAGGAGAACGAAGAGCGGGCAATCGCTCAGGCTGCAATGAAGGGAGAGCTGTGAAATGATGGTGTTTGAGATTACCTACCGCTGCCGGGAAAAGGATGAGGATGGTCAGATCGTGGAGGGCGAGAACTGTTGCCGCCTGCGGGTGAAGGAAGATCAGGTGGTCGATCTGCACAATCATGGGCGCTACGCGCTTTCCTATGCCGCGCGCGGCTGGGTCGAGGAGGCAATCGCTGCGGTGGAGCGTCTGCAGGGCAGGGAATACGTGCCCGGTAGCATCTGCGACATCCGCTTGGCAAAGAAGGAGGACTGAACCATGAAAACCGTGAAATACCGCGACTACCAGGCCGCTCTGACCGCACTGAAGAATCAGTTTGAAGAGGACGGCATCAACATCTACGACATGGTACGGACCCCGGAGGACCCCATCCGGCTCGGCGTGAACTGGGCCGCCTGCGGGACGGTCCTGCCGAAGGACGCCGCGAAGTTCGGTGACCGGCTTCTGGACGCGGCCATGGCGGCGGAAGAGTTCCTGTATAACGGCTATGTGATCGACTACAGTAAGTGAATTACCGATACGAGAAAAGCCCTGAAGGTGCATTCCTTCAGGGCTTTTGCTTTGCTTATTTGTCAGCCGATCTTTTCAACTTCGCCGGTTTCCTTGTCCACAAGATATTCGGCCAGAACGGTGCCGCTACCCAGAGTATTTGCGTCATGCTCCTCTTTGGGGACGTAGTCCTGCACGGTTACATCCAGTTGCCCGCCCATGTTCATGATCTTCGTGGTGGTGTTGTAGTTGAAGTTCACAATAAAGTGGATCTCGCTGTCGTCGGTGAAATACTGCTTGTAGTAGTCCAGCGCATACTCGCTCATGTCGATGTTCTCTGCAATCAGCGAAATACGCCAGTTGCCGGTGTTATCGTTGCGCACCTTGCTTACCGAGAACTTGATGCCGTCCAAAGGCGAAGCTTCGGTGCTGACTGCGCTCTCCGGTGCAGCGCTGGTGCTTTCCGGCTCGGCGCTGACGCTCTCGCTCACGGAACTGGCCGGAGCGCTGGATGCTGCGCTACTGGCGGTGCTGGAAGAGCTGCCGCCGCAGGCGGTCAAGCCGAGCGCGAGGGCGAGCAGCACAATACCCGCCCGGATTCGATTCTTGATCTTCATAGTGTGAAACCTCCTTTATTCTGGCCTGAATTATAGCACGGCCTTTTCAAGAAGTCCAGCACACTCATTTTCGTGCCTGCGCGGCTGCGCTGGCCGCTTCGCTGCGGCCAAAGCCGGGCACGCTCTCCCGCAGCTGGTACTGCTGCAGCCCGGTCTGACTGAGGAAGTCTTTCATCTTTGCACGAGAGGCCGCCAGCTTTGCCGCTGCGGCCTTTTCGGCATCCTTCTGGCCGCTTTCCTTCGCCACAAGAAACGCCCGCTTGTCGGCCCTGATCTGCCGCTCCTGGGCGCGCTGCATCTGGGTGGCCTTGTACCGGTCAATATCCTTACCGTTGTAGGTCACGGTAGCCGCATTGATCGCAGCCAGCCGTTCGGGGGTGTAGCTGCGAACACTTGCACCCTCCCAGTACATTGCCCAGTTATGGGCACAGTTGGCCCCCATGAAGCCGCGCACGTCGCCGTAGCCGATATCGTCCAGCGAGAGATAGCCGTGCCGACCGCTGCGGCTGACGATCTGGCCCTGCCACCAGCTGTGGTTGGTCAGGTCCTGCCCGCCGTCGCCGGTGCGGGCACCCACGTGGGCATCCAGCTCCATCAGATCGCATTCCAGTGCGTCTGCGTTGTGGCGGGTGATCTCTCCGGCAGTCTGGTTGATGCCGGTGCGGGTAGCCCGCAGCACCACTACGTCCAGCGTGTCCACGTGGCCGCTGGGGTAGGTGATAGCCCCCACACCTTTTGCTGCTAAAGCATTCAACGCTCGCCGTGCTGCATTGTCGGAGCTGAACGCGCCGCTGGCGGCATCCATGTGGGCCATGTCCAGATAATACGCCAGCTGCCGCTGAGTGGTCTCCACCATGTTCTGGTTGCCCATCACAGCGCGGGTCTGGGTCAGGTTGTACAGGGTGTTCATGGTGCGCCGGTAGCCGCTTTCCAGCAGCTGCTGCGCTTCCTCACTCTCGCCCAGAGGGGCCAGAGAGCGGCCTGCCGCGGTTGCATCCAGCATGTCCTTGGTGTATGCTTGTTTTATTGCCTGGGCAAACACAGCGGCTTCCTGGGACCCCAGCTCCTGCACAATGGTCTGCATCTGCCGCAGAAGGTATGCCCGGCTCGCGCCCAGCGCCTGCGCCCGGAAGCTCTGCCACTCCGCTGTGGAGGTGATCTTGCCCGCCTTGATGATCCGGCGCACCATGTCCCGCAGGATACGTTCGTTCAGCTCGTCCCACGGGGCCGCCATAAGCCCGGCGTAGCCGTTAACTTCGTCCGGGGTCAGCAAGGTGCCACCTCATGGTGCCCCTCGTGCATCTTCACCTGAAAGCCCAGCAGCTCGGTGATGTGCTTTGCTTCATAGTATCGCTCCCAGAGTGCAGGGCTGCGCAGGACGCGGGCGTTGTCGTGCAGCCAGTCCAGCCGCTTTGCGGTGCGCTCCGTCCGCAACTTTGTCTCTTTAGCCGTCGCCATTGTCGATCACTCCCTTCAGGATGTCGTTAGCCCCAGCTTCCCGCTGGATGGCCTGCACTGCTCGTGTAGCGGTCTCTTCGTCCTCGCCAAAGAAGTGCATCCGGTACTCGGTCTTGCTGCGCAGGCCCATGCTGACCTCCTGCTGCCACTGGGCCATCTCGGACAGGCGGTCAAGGATGATGCTGTCGTCCCACTTGAAGGAGATGTTCAGTTTGCCCTTGCCGGGTGCACCGGGGGTGTGGTCTGCCCAGTAGTCCAGCGCGTCGATCAGGCCGCGCAGAGCATCCTCCAGCGCTGCCTGAAGGTCGGAGACCGTGGAGTACAGCTTCTGCTTGCTGCTGACGATCTCGGTGGCGGTCTTTTCCACGTCTGCCACCTGAGACAGCACACCGAAGCTCAGGCCCGCGTGGCTTTCCACATTGCGCAGATACTGGTTCAGACCGGACAGGTAGCTGCCGTCCCGCAGGGCGGGGGAGAACACCCGATAAAACGGGGCACTGTCCGTGATGCCGGTGTTGACGTTGATGCCGTGGAACAGCCGCTCTCTGTGGTGCGGTGCCGTGCTGTCGATGGCTTCCGGCGGCACGCCGTATTCCCTGAGCGCCTGCGCTTTGGACAACTGCTGCCCGGTGGCGCTGGGCTTGAGAAATTTCTCATCCGTGTCTACCGCCAGCTCTCCGCCCTCGTACTCCCAGTCCAGCCGTGTGTACTGTTCGTCGGCATCGATGATCTGCTTGCGGGCGGGTTCAAACATAGCCGCGCCCAGCTCACTGTCCGGATCGACGCTGTTAACAATAGGCGTAACAAAATATCCCACCGGGAGCTTTTCCAGCCCGGTCAGGTACGCTACCGGCTGGATGTCGTCCCACTCCGGGCGGATGCTCAGATCCTCCGGGCTGCCGAGACTGTCCTGTGTTGCGCTGCGGAAGGCCAGGTTGACCACTTTGGTGCAGGGAAACTGTGTGGGCGCTGCAAGGTCGTAATCTTCCAGCTGCGCCAGCTCTTCATCCCGCAGGTCTGCGCGGCTTTCCAGCACGTGCATCCACTCCATGCGGTGGTAGTAGTTATCGTCATCCTGAATGCTGTCGATGAACACGCCCTCGGTCAGGCTGCCCTCC